CACATGTACTAGTTGTTCAGCAATACCCGGCTGTTCCCACATCAATTGCCACTGTGGTTGTTGTGCTAGCAAATTGTCATAGTGTGCTTGGTCACGAATCAAACTGTACACGCTCATATTAAGCAAGTCCAGTTTAAAGTATCCGCGGTCATCTGCTGCTTCAAAACTAATTGCTGCACACCCAGTTTGTGGATCATATGGTATAGGTGTAACATAAACACCACTTGCATGTTTTTTAGGCAACATTCCGTCTGCTGTACGCTGTCGTGCAGGCGTACACTTTATCAAGTCAATAATTTGCTGTCTGTCAGCAAAGTCAATGTCTACGTCAGCACTCATACCAGTTCTTCAATGATGCCTAATACTTCGGCGGCTGCAAACAATCCTGCTGCCAGTGTTAGTGGAACGGCTGCTACTCCGCCGAGTATGGTTGCACCAGTATACAGTGCATAGCAACCAATCAATCTCAATACGCTTTTAAACATGCTTGCCCAAAAATGTCCATCTTTGCTTTTTGGCTTTTGTTCAACTTGTGCTACTTTAGGTCTTGTCAATCCCATTTTTTTCTCCTTTGGAATATAAATTGTAATTCTGTCTGTGTGAAATGCCATTACCAACCTGCCTGTTTTAGTATTTCTTCGCAGTAGGCTTGGTCTGCTGGATAGTCTTGAAATTTCTTTTGCCAAAAGTCTGGATCAATCCAAGGCCACACTATTTTTGTTTGATCTGCATTCATGTTAGCCAAATACTCTTGTCCGCTTTCTGAATTGAACACCAACCATGGTGAAATACGCCCAGTACTTATAGCAAAGGCAACTCTGTTCTCGTTGCCGTAACGTAAAAAGTCATGCGGTGGATTTCCTGTATCCTCACTCCACTTTATACTATACTCAATGCCTCTTTCAAGGGCATCTTGTAATGCTTCAATTTTGATGTAGTGCAGCAAGTATTCGTCATACACACTGTCTCTGGCCCAGTGATCAATTTTTTTGTTTTGTTTGAGCAGCCAGTCTAGGAACTTGGGTACGTTGATAGCATTGATGTCCACACAGTATCTGCCAAACTTTACAAATGCTTTATAGTATGGCGACTTTGCAAAATCAGTATAGGTTTTCAGTTTAGCACTGCCTTGTGTTACAGTATAGAAGCGCAGATAAGCCTGCAAACCAATTTGCACGCCTACTTCTTTTTCTTCTTGGAAACGTTTCTTTTGCTCACAAACGTGAACTGCTAGTGTGCTTTCGCGTCTAAACTCTCGTTCACAATACTTGCATTGATAAGTTTCACTTTTTGTCTGCAACTCCGCTGTCACGCATGTGTTCCTTTAGTTCTTTGGGTGTAATCAATTTGCTTAACAGTTCTATCTCATCTGCTTTCATTGCAGGATACAGTTCCATTAGCATTTTCTTACCTTCATTGTTGCCTTTTTCTTTTTTCTTTGGTGATATCCATTGGTGCCTGTGGTTGCCCATGCCCGGTGATACACTTGTAGCACATAACCATTGTAGCTTAGGATGCCTGTTGATGTCAAAGAAATGTTTGTTCAATCTTTCATTGCAGGCAACCAAATAGTATTCTTGCAACTCGCTTGGACCTTGCACTGCACTGCCCCAACGAATCATAAGATAGTTTGAAAACTTCTTGCGCTCTTCGTCAGTGAGACTGTCATAGAACTCGCGGTCCTTGCTGTCAAAACAGCGCATTTCGTTTGCTATGTTTAGTTTATCGCTCACGGTATACAGTCCAAAATTTGTGTAGCGCATAGAACCAAAAACCATTTATAATTGGTTCTACTAGCGCATCAACGGCAGCAAGTTCTAGCCTTGCTCCAGTTATGAGATAGTTACAGGTCATTGCAATAACAATATGTCCAATGGTATATATTACAGCCAGCACAACACTACTGTCGCCTATAATGCGCTTGAGTAGATTGTATATGCCGACTCTAAATTCTACCATGCTTTGTTGTAGTCCACTACTTCACAGTTACGACTGATGTCTTTGACAAAGTACACACAACGTGGGTTGTCTTTGTCTTCTACTGGCACTGCCAACATCTGCCCATTTTTCAGTTTAGGCACATACCAAGTTACATCCTGGTACACATCAATGATCTCAATGGGCATGTATGTTGGCGCAAAACTGGTTAGCGGATTAAATTCAAAAGTTTTAAATCCTCTGTCATTGATGCTGGTCAGTGCTAGCATTTCAAGATCGCCAACTTCTTCTTCGCCAATTAGCACTTGCCAATCGATGGGCATCTTCATAATGTTGTCGCCAATCTTTAATACCAGTGCAGGACTATTGAATGTTTCTAAAAAGATTAAAGGAATATACATATGATCCGGATTGTTAGGATCGCTGTTATCAAAGATAGCAAATCGCATATCATCAATTTCTTCTGGCAGTGTATCCAAATCAAATACAGTGTTTTCCAGTGTTAAAATTCTCATTTAGTCCTACCCATAATAACTCCGTAGTCTTGAGTTAGTAAAATTTCAAATCCGTTGACCAATAAGTATGGCACAACAGCCCCTCCTTTGCCTATATACACGCCGTTGTGTAAGTAGGTGTCGTCTAAGCATACAACACAATTGTCAGTCATATGCGGTAATAAATTTTGCATCTGTGTTAAATGTGCAACTTGACAGTTAACATTATTCATTTCAATGCCGCGTTCTCGATACCAAGCACGTTGCTCTTTAATCATTTTGTCTTGGGTACCAACTTCCCAGTCCCAATCGAAGTTATCTAAATATAACACGCTAATTTGGTGTTTGCAAGTCTTTGTCCACTCTGTTCCATCACAATGGATAAATTCTGTAATGGGTTTTAGATAAGCCGGGATGCACTGTGCCAATCTGCGTGGCATATTTTCATCCAAGTCCAGTGTAATAAACTGTGTGCCCAACTGTTTGGCAATTTCAGCAAAGTATGCACTGGAACCTTCGTAGCGGTCACTGCCTATTTCTAATACAATTCCACTGTGACTGTTGTTCACATAGTTCTTTACCTGTTTGTAACAATCACCCATTCCAATCCAACTTTTCTACAGTAAATGGATAGTTTGCTTCTTTGTAAAACTGTTTACGCTTTGTTAGGTGCCGCTTGGCAAATCTACAGGTGCTTGTTATGTCCCAGATTTGGACGTGGTCTTTGTCTTCCGCTTTCCGAATACCGCGACCAATACTTTGTATAACCCGTACAAAACTTTTACCTGGCTCCAGTAATACAAGATTAAAAATACGTGGTAGATTAATGCCAACGGCAGCGACACCGTATGTTGCAACAATGATTTTACCCGTTGCAGTAGCCACTTCGTCATATTCATCCTGCCTATCTTTTGCTTTGGTGCTGCCGCTTACAAACACAGCATCATCGCCCAGTCTGCTTAACAGTTCTTGCCCTGCTGATATTCTGTCTACCAGCACCAGTGTATTACCAGTTTTATTTACTTCTGCAACCAAGCCTGCAATGGTATCAAGTCTGCCTTTTTCTTCAAAAAGATATTTTAATTCGCTTTGATAGTTTGAAAATTCGGCATGGTCAATTAACTGTACAACATTAACATGACAGTTAGCAAGCACACCTTTGTCTTGCAGTTCACTGGCTGCAAGTTGATTGATAACAGGACCTAAACTGCAATGCAGTGCTTGAAACTCAAATGGCTCTTTGGGTACTGTGCCTGTTAGCCCCCAACGCATGGGTATCCTGCTCATAACACCTGTTAGCAGTGTTTTAAGTGCATCTGCTTTGGCCATATGCACTTCGTCTACCATTACACACACAACATCTTCTAAAAATTCATGTATGGTAATGTCTACACTTTGATTTTTGGTATTCTTTAACAGCACATTTAGACTTTGCCAGGTGCAAATAGTGTGCTTGTGACCAAACTCTTTTCTGTCGCCATAGAACACACCTACATCCAGTTGCATGTTTGCATAGTCTGCTTCAGTTTGTGTTACTAGACTTTTGTTTGGCACAATAACAATTGAACGACCATAGTTTTCCACACGCTCACTGAGTGCCGCAGTCATAATGGTCTTGCCTGCGCCGGTGGCAATTTCCTGTATGCACTGTGGGTTTTTCAAAAAGCTGTTTATAATCTCGACTTGATAGTCGCGCAACATAACCGGCTGTCCTGCGGCAGGATGATTCTTTGGCCAAAGTATATCGCTGTATGAATCTTCCGTAACAGGTTCAAAGTTAAACACAGTTTGGTAGTCTCTGTTGTCTTCTACTTCAATGTCATAGTTAAAGTCTTCCAGGATAGGAATAATGTCAGGCAGCAAGTTCAAATATGTGCTGCCGCCCATTTGAAAGTATGCAACTTTGCCATCCCAGCGGCCAAGACGAACTGCTGGCAAATAACGTGCATGTGGAACATCATACTTAAAGGTGTTAACCAGCTTTTTGCGAACATCCAGTTCCAAGCCAGCAATCTTTAAGTTGACTTCATCATTGATTATCAGTTTTGCTGTTCTCATGTGTTTATTATATATGTCCTTGTAACATATTGCAAGTATAAGTTTTACCTAAAAAGAGTGGGCAGTGTATCTCTACAACTGCCCACTAAGGTTCGGATTGTCCAGGAGCTAGATCTGTTTAAATGACAATCCGTTTTACCTACGACGCATTACTGTGTTCTCAGCAAGTTCTTTCCAATTAGGAGAGACTTTGGTAAGATCAGCTATCTTTAGCGCCATACGCAAACTCATTTCACGAAGCACATCTTTCTTCTCATTCATAAAGTCAAGCACTTCATTTTGTTTTTCTGTGCTGATATCATAACCAGCAAACAGTTCACCTGTTTGACAGATCTGTTTGATACGCAAGAACTTGTCCCGCATTGTATCCAGTGTAAGGTCTAGATAATGACAACGACTTTGCAATGCCTCAAGATGGTCTTGCAGTTTCTTGCTGCGGATATTTTCAAACTTAACATTGGTGATAAAGATAACACCACCTTTAAACTCAA